ATGGCTATCCAATATGCAGTGATCGCAGGCGGCTGTTTCTGGTGTACAGAAGCGGTCTTTAAAGATGTGATCGGCGTTGAGTCAGTGGAAAGTGGTTATACCGGCGGTGCGCGCCCTAATCCCACCTACGAGCAGGTGTGCAGCGGCGCAACCGGTCATGCCGAAGCCATTCGTATTGGTTTTGATGCTGAAAAGATCAGCTATGGCGATTTGCTGGACATCAGCTTTGCGACCCACGATCCGACCCAGCTCAATCGTCAGGGCAATGACATCGGTACACAGTATCGTTCCGCGATTTTTGTTGAGACGCCGGAGCAGGAAGCCGAAGCCAAAGCGGCCATCGCGCGTGCCCAACAGGATCATGCTGAGCCTGTTGTGACCACCATTGAACCGTTAAAAGCCTGGTATCCCGCTGAAGGTTATCATCAGGATTACTGGGAAGGCGCCGGTCAGCGAAACGGTTACTGCATGGCGGTGATTCCCCCCAAACTGCAAAAGCTGCGCAAGAGTTTTGCCAACCGCGTAAAAAGCGCGCAGTAAGCTCAGGCAACCCAGCGAATCTCCCCTTCTGTTACGCTGTGCAATATCGCGTTTTTGGCGCCAAAAAAACGCGATTTGCGCAGCCTTAACGCGATTCGTTCAGAGCTTAAGCGAATAGAAAAAAAGAGAAAAATAGTGCTTGACCGTTTCAGGCCGACTCCCTATAGTAGCGCCCCGTTGACCCAGCGCGGTCAGCAACAATTTGCGGTGAGGTGTCCGAGTGGCTGAAGGAGCACGCCTGGAAAGTGTGTATACGGCAACGTATCGGGGGTTCGAATCCCCCTCTCACCGCCACATATAGTAGGACGTTACAGGGACAAAGTCCCGTGTAGACTGGCTTCTAAGACTACACCAAGACAACGGCACTACAAAAAAAGCACAAAATAATGCACGTGAAATGCACGCGCACTTTGGGCTCAAAGAAAAAGCCTCAGACTCCGGTCCGAGGCTTTTCTGTTTGTGTCTAATTGAAACAAAATATCTTTTACGATTAGCTCCCCGTTTGCCCCGCTCCCTCCGCTTCTTTTTGTCTTAAATATTCCTGGTAATCGATGTTCGCCGGATCTCTGGGAATAAAAGCTCCGTCACTTTCCCGCACTACGCCATGCTCTTCTTCTATGTACTTTTCCATCTTATAACTCCGCTGCACATGAAATATTTACGATAACCGCATAACTCTGTGAACCTGCAGTTAGCTTGACATCAACATAGTCCGGGGAAGACTGATATACAGTCCCGTTGCCGCCACTGAGCAATACAGTTGGCGCAGCCCGCATCGTTACTTTCATAAACCAGGGGGCGTGCGAATCGGAGCCGTTAGGCGCGAACGTGCCCGTCGTACCCGATGTTGACATCTGGTAATAGCGCTGGCAGAGGCGCAACTCATCGCCATACTGACGACGGCGATAACGGAATGGCACTACACCAGGCGAGCACTGAACACGCGCCACCGAACCAGTACCAAACTCAATGGTGATATTGCTTCCTGCCGCAAGATTATTCACTGTCAGCGGACTGGCAGAGTAAGCCCCACCATTTACCCGGCACTGTGCCGTGCCATCCCACACAAGCGTTAACGGGTCGCCATAATTGTTTAGCCCTTCAATAACCTGTATCAGTGTGCCGGAGGTGATGGCAATGGTTTCGGCAGTGGTACCGAAAGAATAAGCAGCGCCACCGCTGCCAGCCTTCCATCGGTCATGGGCATAGCTGCCAGCAGTTAAGGCATTGCCTGAGCTGTAGCCCCGCTGGTTGATAATAAAGCTGCCGTTGATAATCATGTTGTCAGATGCAGCCTGCAGGCCGATGTTTGCCAGAGCAGCAGCCACGTTCCCGTCAGCTTTAATGTCTGAGAACGGATTCTGACGCTGGAGCGTTAAAAACTGCAGAGCGCTCAGCAGCTTTGTGGCAATCCCCTGAACATCACCATTATCCAGCACGTCTACGCCGCCATTGCTGACAATAAACTGAGCCAGCGCGGCGCCCATCGTGGTGGACTGCCTCAGTGCTTTATTGATTTGCGCTGAACTGGCTTTACCAGACTGGAAGCCTGTGAGAAGTGCCGCCAGTGCTTCATAATCCGCCTGGCTTAGCACGTTGGCACCTGCTCCCGTTGCAAACGCTTTGAAATTGTTTGTAGACATCAGAGTGTTTTCTCCCAAGCGCCGGTATCAAACCCGGCTATAAATTCGTTGTCCATGTCGAAACCAAAAAACTGATTTCCGACTGATGGGGTTATTACGGAAGGCGTCTGAATATCTCCCGCCCAGACACCTGCTGCTTTTACGGTCAGATAGCCCTGACGAATAGCGGCAATCAGTTCAAGAGAAACCTTGCTGATATCCACTTCGGGAAATACCCAAACAGATATCGTCATGTCCTGATTGTCTACTATCTGCATTTTCAGACCGGAACCGGCCAGCGCTGTATCAAGGATCGGGGGAAGTGTGTCGTTCTGGCCATTCCAGTTGTTAATCGCGATTTTGGCTTTCAGAATGACGCGGTATACGTCGTCACTCAGACTGGTAAAACCGGCATCAGGATCATATGGCCCCTGCCAGACACCCTGATCCCACCCGAGGCCGTCTGTATCAAACGAAAAATAAATGCCTGAAATGGGCTGGCTGACGATGCGTGACCGCCCTATCCACTCGCCGAGAGTATCCAGCTGCCTGCCAACTGCATTGTCGATATCGAAAGCCGTCAGCAGTCCGTTCAGGGTTGCTGACGTTTCCGTGAAAGTGCGTGTTGAAAGGTCTACATGCGCAACAAACTTAGGCTTTCCGGCGTGATAATTGGTTATCAGATCGGTGTATTTGCTCATGACGTCACCGTAATCGCGATGTTGTCCACTGAGCACGTTACGGCCTCGTTATAGGCAGTAACGATGTTGGCTGAAGCCACACCAGCAGCAGATCGCCCGATCTGGAGACTGTTGATGTCGTAATACCGACTTTCTCCGCCGCTCATCACGCCCAGATTAGCGGGCGAATAAATGCGAGATAGCAGCACATCATCGCCAATCATCAGCGAATTTATGTACCCGGCTATTGCTGTCTTAATGTCATTGCCAACCTGCGTGGTAAACCCTGTGAACACCTTCAGCGTTAATGATACATACACTGGGACAGGCGACGGCCGGGAAAAATAGATTGTGTGGGGGTTTCCCCAGAAATCGGGTACAACCACCGCCGTGCTGCCGAACGTAGATACGCCCTGACCTTTCTTACCGACAAGAGTCTGGGCGATTGCGGTGACATCCCCACCATCGACAATGGCCGCGACCGAATGAGCCGGAAGGCCGTTTGCATCCTGACTTCCTGTGTCATTCTCATAGAGTTTGTGTCGTGTCACGCCGGTGACGTTCGCGATTGCCCCGTCCAGTGCTGCGAAAGGGGTGAGAGATGGGAGCGCAACGCTCTGACTCTGGCGGATACGCAGTGCAGAATCCTGCTCTATAGCAGTACCTACCGTCGCCGCTGACGGGTTGGTAACCGATGTCCAACCGCGAGTCGGCGTGCTTATCTGGGTAATGGTCCCCGGCATGGCAGCCACTGCGCCAGGCGTCGCACATGTAGCTGTGACTGTAACCTGACCTCCCGGCTGTATGGTGACCGAGGCTGGCAAATTCCAGATGATGTTATTCGCATCCCTTACTGAGCCATTAGTGATGGTCTGGCCAGCAGTGCCAATACAGACCAAATCCACGACAGAACGCGTCTCGCCATTACGGCCAATACCGTTAATTTTGACGTTACGTGAAAGTGCGTCGCTCATGGCTGTTGACGGGGAAAAGGAGTTGTAAACCTGAATCGCGGTGTTGTTTGCGTCATGAATGGCCAGCGCCACCAGCGCTACCATCTGGCCGTCTTTGCTGTCCGGATCAAGATAGGCATCAGTACCGTAAATCTGCTGGAAATAGCTGGTGATGGTGGACAGGATTGCCTGGTAATCAGGCGCGCTGATCCCCTGGGCGTTTACCGTTGCCGATAAACCCAGCGTGTCTAAATTGAGAGCCATTACGCCTCGCTGTTAACGGTCGTTTTCCCGTAGATGGTGTCGATCGTCGCCGTGAACGTCACCCGGCGCGTTGTGGTGTTGAGGTCAGTGTTGAAGGAGATAATTGATTTAACGCCCTGGGTTTCAAGGATGCGCTGGCGTATGGCGAGGCTGTACGTTTCCGGCTTCTGCTTACCGAGTACCGACTGTATCCATGGCGTTCCCGCCGTGGTATCAAGGAACCACTGACCGTACCAGAGCATAAAGCGCGTTTTCACTGCCTGCGCCACCGCCTCGGGTGAGTTAATCAGCCAGGTGTCATCGCCACGGCCAAACGTATAGTCGCCGTCATCATCTTCGCGCCGGTATCTCATTGCGGGCCGCCCGTCTGACTGCTGCCCGACTGCACGCCAGAGTGAACGTGTCCGGTCTGGCTGATGCCCTTCGCTACCTGATCGCCGGTTGATGTCACGCTACCGTTAACCTGAACGTTGCCGTTCACTGTAAGCAGTGGCGTGGTGATGTTCACGTTGCCGCCCTGCATCAGTTCGATAAAGCTGCTGCCATCGTCGGTGCGAACCTGCACCGATGTGGTGCTGATGCCGGATATCTTCTGCGCCTGTGACTGTGGGCCAACAAAAGCAAAGGCATCGGACAAATCATGCTGACGCGGATCGACAGGTTCCTGAACACCCCCGTTCTGCCACCAGAAATCTATGCAGCGATCGGAAAACACAACCAGACATTCGTCGCCTGCTTTTACCGGGAAAGTGATTGTGCATCCGCCGCCACGCGGAAAGATGACCGGCACATCAATAAGCAATGGTAGTGGCGCAGACTGACTCTGCCCTTTTTCATCTACTCCCTGACCTGCAATAGCAGGCTGAACCGTACAGGTACAAGTAGCCGGATCGAAAGACTGGACAATTCCGGGTAAAGACACACGCAACATGGAAAAAATGGTGTTATACAGCTGCGAACTCATGTGCTCACTGCTGCCTACCTGAGAATTTAACGAAACGGGCATTTGCTTTTCTCCGGGCATAAAAAAACCCGCCGTAGCGGGTTGGGTTCATTTGGCCTTTCCACATTTAGTTAAATACATATATAACTTGTCATTTCTTGTCTGAAGTCCATCACCGTCATCTACTCTGAAAGGATCAGACACTGAATAAGTTATTCCTAAAACAGGGAAATACCATCTGGGTTCTGCGACTACACGAATAGCAACATTATAAAAGCCGACGTATCCACCAAGAGAGTTTTTTGCGTTAAGTTCTCCGCAAACATAGCCACTCGCTACAGAATTTTTCTGCTTTTCATCGGGATGAAAAAACATATCCTTGAACTGAGCGCTTTCAGGATCCTTGAGATTCTGTAAAAGTCCTTCTTTTCCAACCTTGACAAGCTGATCGTCAGTAGGTTTACAACCCGATAGGATGAATATGCTTAATGCAGCGACCAGTAATTTTTTCATTTTGCTTTCCCAAGAGGTTTTGTAGGTTTAATCCTAAAGGGAGCTTTTTGTAAAAGGAAGAAAGAAAGGGTTTATTTTGCGTCGGTCAAATCAATATCAATTTGCATAAAACTCATATAAGGATGGCTGGACTTCAAGCATAAATACCTAGTGTCAAAACTACGTCCCCAGTATGCAAGCCAGTCCTCAAGTTCTTCACGCGAATAAAACTTACAGGCAAGTCCCTCAGCCATTTCAACAATATCATCGCCTGGAGCTGTAAGCTCATAACCATTAAGTAAAAGGAAAACATATCCCGACATCATAGCTGTACGCTTGTTAGCGTTAGCAAAACAATGGTTTTGAATGAGGCTTTCGATCAGAAGTGAGGCCAGATAGTACATGTCCTCTGTTTGCTCATAACATCTGGCTATGCTGGGTCTTGACTGAGAGGAACCTAATAGGTGATGGCTTAAAACTGAAACAGGCTCATCCGGTGTCTGAGCCTGTATAAGAGCTTTGTTTATTACAATGATGTCTTCGGAACTGAGGTAATGAACGCCATCAACGAATTGCCCTTCGATAACAATCATTCATTCAGACCTTTGACAGGTCTTCCATGGCTTTCTCATAGCGTGTAAAGCCGAAATCAAAAGCCATAATGACCTGATCTTGATGCGTTGCATCGGCTCCTAATGCTGCTCGCGGAGTAGCTACTATGCTCTTGTCACGAGGCGGAATGTAAAGCCGATCTGCCTTTTTCTGTGCGTGACCCATGGATATACCTCTGAATTCGGTGTAAAAAAATGCTTCAGTGATTACTGAAACATGAAGACGGAATGATTAATGTGACTGTTTTGGCACCAGCTGTAACCATTTCCGTTACAATGAGTGTATTACCTCCAGGTACATGGTGCAACTTGTTCTTAGAGATAGTTTGTAACCGTTGTAGTGTGATTGACTGCTACGTGAAGTAGTTATCGGTTCAGTTACTGGAAGGCTTTAGGCTTCTTTTGAAGATATATGCAGGACATCTTCGGATAGTGATAAATCAGACGTTTCCATATAGTGGAAGCGCTTTAGTTACTTAACCCGCTTACAGTCATAGGTCCAGAACTGCCGCGGCTCGTCCATGTTTTTGCGGATCACCTCGACATTGAGAATCGCTTTTCCGTTACGCTTTACGTAGTCAAGGCCCAGCCAGCGGCCCACGCTCGCATCCGGCAACATCCACTGCATCATGACGTTATCGAAATCGTCCTTCTGCTTAAGGAAAGTCATCTTTTGCGTTTCAGGCGCCTGGCCATTGATGTGCATCAGGCCATCATTTTCACCTTTAAGGAAAAAAGGACCGCATTGTGATGCTGCAAAAGCGTATACAGGCGAAAGGCACATCAGCAAAGCTGCAACTTTTAAGAGTTTCACTATCCGACCTTATTGATTGTAGAGAGGCTTTGTAGCTCTTTGGCTCCTTTGGCCAGACAGAGTAGGTCCATGTACCAGTTCTGCCCCCGCGTATCACCAGTATAATCAATACTGCCTACTGTGTAATCACCATCAGTATTTATTGCGGCCGGTTGCGAACCTGGGATGCCATCAACGTACAGATTGCCGTCGCTGGCGCTTTCATTCAGCCTGGCGGGTGACATCCCGATTTGCTCATTACTGAGAGCCACGCGATAGACGGATGCCTGATCGAGGCGAACCAGACCGCCCAGCTTGATGGCCGGATTAATAAGGCACCGGACGTTAACGCCTGCTCCCATAGTCTGCTGCGGCATGCCGATTAGGCCCGTGCTGGAGTTAAGTACCACCACCTCGTCAATGTATTTAGATTCAGGAACGATGTTGACCTGATTATTTTCATACCACCAGTTGGCATCGCATTTTCTTGCCAGGCTGTACATCACGTCACAGGTATTACCCACCAGCACGCGCCCGCGGGGAAAAACCGTATCAGGGAAATCGGGTACCGATCCGGCCGTGATGCCATACGGCTGATAAGATTTCATACCCGCTTCGAACAGGTCAGCATATTTCCAGCCGGCTGCCACGGTGGTTCGGACGGACGCATATAAATGCCCTTGCCAGCTGTCGATGCACTGTAGCAGCAGCCAGGAGTCGGTGACATTATCTTTACCGGCAACGGTAAAACGGATATCACCATTAAAAATCAGGCCCACGTTACGATCGGGAAAGTTGCCCGCTTCATCAGGATTGCCATTGTAACCGGCGATGACCTGAATGCGGGTGAATTCCTGCGACATGATGCGGTTCTGTGTGGCCGGTGAAAGGTTGTAAATTTTAAAGTCGCCCACGAACCCGTTAAAAATCGTCGCGGGCATCTTCTGAATGTTAAAGGTGACTTTCAAATCGGTAAGCGCTATCCCGTCGCCCTTGTCATTCAGCAGCTGTAATTCAAAATGGCGCATCCAGTTCTGTGACATTCTTCACTCCGTGCGGATAAAAAGGTGACTGCGGATCCCGAGGTCGTTCTCGCCGGGATAATCCTGATCGTCAGCATCGCAGACCACGAACAGCGAAAAGCCCAGATTCAGATACGCGTATTGGGCCAGCAGATCAGCGCCGTTCACAAGCGGTATGCCGCCCGCGATCAGAGAACCCGTGCTGTCGCTTAAATCCAGATACCAGCATCCGGCGCGCCAGATAACGGTGACTTTATAGAGGCTGCCCGCTATCGTGGTGCTGAATGTCTGGTTCTGGGGCTGTAACGGCATTTCGGTGATGGTCATGAAAAAAGCCCTTTCGCTGCGGATACTGCTGATCTCAGGATGGATTCAGAAGGCTGCTTGGGCGTCTTCACCCCGCTGTCCTGCACGGCGCTAGTGTTTGCACCCAGCGCCATGTTTTCTTTTGGCGCGCCCTTGATAGTCTGCGCCTGCGTGGTGATGACTTCGCGAAGCGTCAGCGTGGCCATAAGCACATTTTCCGTTGCTTTGTCCGTGGTGACGTCCAGAACGCGAATCAGCATATTGCTGTAAAGCCGCTTGCCTGTTACAACGTCGAACGGCTGACGGGAGCGCTGCAGATCCAGCAACTTGGCGTACATTTCTTTAGGGCTGCTTTCCAGCGAAAGGCCGATGGCTGAAGTGTTGAGCAGGTCCAGTACAGAACCGCCACCGGAAAAGCCAATTTCCATCACCAGTTCAGAGGCGCGCCGGTAGGCATGATCGGCAACAAATCCTGCGCCGTCAGCGCTTGCGCCTGCGGCCTCAGACGTCACGCGTTCAACGGGATGCTCTGTTATCTCCAGCACGTCGCTGTGCTTTTCGCTGATGACCACATCAGGAATGATGATGCCGATCTTCCTCGTACGCTGGTGCAGCAGTACCGAAAGTATGTCCATCAGTTACCCCTGTTCATCTGCTGCGTTGCGCGTGCAGCAACCTGATTTTGCTTGTCGGCAATGATGTTGCCCGCCTCACGCGGATCAGATACACCGTGAATGTTGATGACGGTTTCCTGGTGCATTGATGCGCCGGCTGCCTGACCAGCAAGCTGGCTGTTCCAGTTGGAGAAACCTTCTTTGCGTGCCATTGACTGCATCAGCGAGGTCATCACCTGCGGATTGTTGAGATTCAGCGCCACATCCGGCGATACGCCCATCCACTTCGAAATATCACTGATATATTTGCCGGTGTCGTTTTCGCTGGAAGGTGCCCAGGTAGACACGATATCGGTGATTGTCTGGAGGGCTTTTCCTGTGGTTTTGCCGGTGAAGTAGCGCATAAGCTGATTGCGCATCGCGCCCCAGCCTTCCAGAGCATTATCGAATGTACGAAAGCCGCCACCGCCGACCGGGCGAAGATTGCCGGGGTTGTTGTTCCGGTCAGGGAGGTTGCCCCCAAACAGGCCGCCAACAACCTGGCCGATACTGCGCGGATCGAAACCGGTTTTGCTTTTTACCCAGTCTGCCGCGTTGTTGGCGCTCGACGAGACAGCAGGAAGTGCGTCTGAATTTTCCTTGCCCTGGTGAAGTATCTGGCTGCCAATACGGGCAGCATCAGACCAGCGCCCCTCGTTGATGGCGCTCAGGAGGTCACCAATCATCGACAGCATTTTACCGAACTCGCCAAACTGCTTTGTCAGGCTGGCAATGTCACCTTTCAGCGTCCAGTTCTTCAGGTCGATATTCAGCAGTCGTGCAACCTTATCCCCTGCATCCCTGATCGATGACCTGAGTTCTTTGATAGCCTTCAGGGCCGCATCGATATCCGGCTGCCACTTCTTCCAGTCAATCAGGCTTTTGCCGCCTTCCTTCCAGACCTTGTAGTCGTCATACAGCGCAAAGATAGCCAGGCCTAACGCGGTAACAATCCCGACTGGCGATGTCAGAAATGCGATGTTCAGCAATTTCCAGGCAATCATCAGCGCACCGAAAATCTCTATTAGCTGACGCGTGCTTTTATCGAGAGTTCCCCACCAGTCACGAATATCACCAGCTGCCTCGATGAGCCGGAATACGACCTTGCCGACAGAATCAGCCAGCCAGAGGATGAGCTTTATCCCGCCTGTCAGCGCAGCTTCGATTTTCGGGAAGTTGTCGATAACCTGCTTACGCAGCGTGTCGATTGAGCCTGCCAGACCACCAGCGAGGTTTGAGCCGATTTTGTCCTGCGCCATGCCCGCCATTTCACCGAACGACCGCAGAGAGGTCATGAAACGGTTAGAGCTTACGGCGGCCGCATCGGCGTTATAGCCAATAGCCTTTGCCATCTGCGTATACTGTGCGGAGAACTGGCCCACACCCCGGCGCATCGCCATCAGCGTGTTTTCATCAATGCCCAGCATCTGCGCGTACTGGTTGGCGCGGTAATACGGCATATTGCCCAGTTTATCGCCCACGCCCGTAAAAATGCTTGCCATGTCGCGCATGTTGCCCTGGGCATCACGTGTCTGTACGCCCAGGCGGTTGAGAAACCCTTCCGCACCCGGGTTGTTTCGCATGAAGTGGGCGAGACTTTCCAGCGAAGAACGCGCCCCCGCCACCGTGCCGCCCAGTTGTGACACGGCAAACCCGATCTGCTGAATACCCGCAACCGTTGCGCCAGTGCGCTGGGACGCCCAGTAAAGGTTATCAAGCCCGCTGGCAATTTTAGCCGTGTACGCCACAACAGAAAGCGCCGCCGCCTCAACCGCCGCGCCCAGCTTGACCGCCTGCAGGGTGGTATTTGCTATCGTGGCATCAAACTTTCTTGCGCCGGACTCGTCCACCTGAAAGCCCAGGGATATCAGGAAATCCTTGATTACATCAGCGTTCATTCGCGGCTCTCCAGCGGGCTATTCGGGCTTCGTTGTCGGCTTTCAAGTCCAGCCAGTCATTCATGCGGGCAAAATCTGCGAGGTCTAACTTGCCGTCTGTGAGGGATTCATAAAGGCACACGCCCTCAATGACAGGGCGCATCAGAAAATCCTCACCGTCCGGCAACGAATCGAGCGTCAGACCTGGGGCTGCTGGCCCTCCGTCGCGCTGTCTGGGAGTGCGGGCAAAAAATTTCCCAGGCTGTCGCCCACCACGCGACCAACAATCTGCAGCATGCCCGGCAAATCAATGTCGTCGAATGCGAGGTCATTACCCTGAAGAACCGGCACCCAGGTGTCTTTGCCATGCGCACGTTGCACGACAGCCAGGCAGGGGAAGATGATCGCATTGGTGTCTTCTTCGCTCAGACCCGCCACGGCATCAGCAATCTTCGGCAGTACCTTTTCAATGATGTTGCTGACGTCGCCGCCCTGAGACGACTCACGCAGCGCCTGAAAATCCCCCAGCAATCCGGCCAGAACCGGCAGCAGCTTACGGGACACTTTCAGTTGATCGAACACGCTGAGTTTACGGGCGCTGTAGCGAATACCTTTAATTTCAAACTGCATTATCAGAACTCCCCTAAGATTTCGTCGATTTTGCCCGCATCGAACACCCAGGCGACGTTACCGGCCACTTTCGGGTTGTTCCAGTCTGGCTGTTTCTGAAACGCGCAGGCGCGTGCGGTAACGATGTCGCCGGATGCCTTGTTGCGCAGTACGATGACGTTATTGCCCCACAGCGCGGACGAAACCGACTGCGCGTTGTACATCAGGGACAGTTTCTTGTTCACGGGTGACGTTTTCTGCAGGTTGACGGTTACGGTCCCGGCTTTGCCTGCATGCAGGCTGTGCATCACCTCTCCGTCAGCGCCAATCGTCATGGTGTTTTTTGCCTCCGACATGGTGACCACAATCCCCTCATCGGAGTTTGCAGATCCATAGCCCAGATCGATAACGCCGGTCGGCCCCGTCAGCGAGGCTGTGATATCCATAAAACTGTATGCACTCATTGATTATTTTCCTCAGCGCATGACGTTAATCTGAACGCTGGCGTAATGGATTGCTCCCGCCAGCTTGCAGGCCACCTGAACCGGTACCGACTTACGCGCTTCGCGGTCAGCCTGTGCCTGAGAAGAAATCGCGGCCATGTAGACGTAATACCCTTTGGTCAGGGTATCGCCAGGGGAAAGCTGGCCAATCTGACCGCCGTTCCAGACGCCTGGCGCAATAAGACCGTTATCAACCGCCTGATCCATTGAGGCTTCCACGTTCGCCATGATGCGCGTGTTACCCGCATCGGTCTGCGGCACCTTCGTTCCGCTGGTGTACAGCAGGTTAAAGAGGTTGGTCTGCACGTAATTCTGCAGCCAGTCGAGGCCGTGGCGCTCATCGAAGAAATCACCGTTGCCCATGACGCCCTGCTGCAGAATGGCGGTGTCGTTGGCGTAGTACACGTAAACGTTGCAGTTTTTCGCATCCAGCGCGGCCGCCTGTGGGGGCGTCAGGCTTTCATAGGTGATGCCGGGCTCCTGCTTGAATTTCAGCGTGATGGTGGTACCGAACCCGTTAAAATCCACGGTAAACGCACGACCAAACGCCGAAATTGCCCCGTAATTGCTGGTGGATGAATACTGCACAAACGTGCGGCTGTATTTCGCCGCTTTCACTTTCGACGCGATATCGGTGTTCACTGTAGTGAGCAGTGCATCGGTGTTTTTCGTGGTAACGGCAAGGATGCGGCTTAACGATGAGGACTCAATCGCGGCGCATACCGGCAGCAGGTCATCGTCTTTACGGTCGGCGTCATACGTTACCCCGAGCCCGTACCAGTTGGTAAAGCCCAGGCAGGCGTTCACGCCATCGAGTAAAGTTTCAACCTTACCGACCTCGGCCGCCGCCAGCGTTTTCGCCCAGCGACCGACATACACCTGCGAAGGCGTCGGCGACTGGGAGAAGTACGCCACGGCGGCGAGATATTCCTCACTGCTGGCACCGAAATCGGTTCCGATGCTGGCCGCCGAGGTATACAGGCGGATACGTTCGGTCAGCGGAATGATGGTTGCGCTACCCAGGATGAGCAGTGAGCCAAAGTTACGGCCCGCCGCCGCCCTCGGCGACATAATAATGTCCACGCTGGCAACGTTTGAAACGGGTAAGCCCTGCGGCATGGGTTATTCTCCTGAAATACTGAAAGGGGCGTCGGTCAGCGACTGGATGCCCCAGGTGCTGATCACTTTGCGGCGCAGGCGAACCATCACATCGTAACGGCGTACCCACTGATTGTTGATGAGTTCCGGCGCTGGCCGGATGATGTCGCAGTCAGCGAGCGTTAAACCCCACTGGCCCAGCGTGTCGTTGTTCTGGTTAACGGCCAGACCGTCACGAAACTGCGCGGCAACCTGCTGGCCGGCTGGCCCGTAAAAAGACGCCAGGCACTCCACCAGCTCATGCCGCCACTGTTCGGCGGTAGCGTCGGTCTGGTTAACGTATGCAGGACCGGCATCAGCAGCAATGCCCGTCACGCCAAAGGCGCACCAGTTAACATCAGCAGCGGGAATAGCGGGTTGATCGGGTTGCCAGCGGGCAATGACGCGCCCGGGTGCCAGACCCGAGAGGTTCCGTATCCACTGGCTCAGGTGCACGTCCAGCGGCGTGTCATAGTCGGTCGCGGACTGCTGCGGGGTTAGCCAGCCGGGATGGCCAGTGATGTTACTGCTCAACGGGATTTCCTCCGTCAAACGGCAACAGTTCGCAGTGCGCCTGAACAAAGCCCGCGCCGTATGCGGTGTACGGATCGACAAACGACACGCGGTAATCTCGCCCCTGGTACGTCACTATGTCCGCATCCCGCCCGGTCTGGCCCTGCGTCAGGCGTTCTGTGGTGACGATCAGGATTGCACCATGCACCACCTGCCCCGCCTCAAGCCTGCGGCTTTCCAGCGACTTATCTACCGTCACCACGCCCGCAAACGGGGAACTGGTCACGGTATTTTTTCCGAACCCGTCATCATCGACAGCCATGGCACGGCGTTTTACCACCAGCGTGGTATCACAAAAGTCGGGATCGAAAAGGATGTCTGTTACGTCAAGATCCGGCATTTTTAGTCCTCACAACATAGGTGACTGAACGGAGAAATTGCCCGGTGTCATAGAGTGGTTTTGTGCCGCTGCGGCCCCGGCTGCGGCGGGCGCGTAACGTGGCTTCGGCAAGCGGTGCCAGCTGGTCACCGGCCGTGATCACGTTTCTGGCAGCGTTCACCGCCTCCGTTCCGGCGCGGTTCAGCATGGCTTCGGCGGCAGATGCATTACCGCTCAGGACTTCAAAAGCGGCCTGCTTCATCAGCCCTGCCACCTTATAGCGCGACTGCGCTATACCCATGTGCAGGAACGGACGCGGCGGCAGCTGAACGCTGTAGGCGGCGACTTTATGCTGCGTGGCAAAGTTACTTTTCGCCTGCTGCACAAACTGCCCGTTGCGTTTAAAGCTGCCGTCATCATCAATCTGGCGGTAAACGGTGGTCATGTGCTCCGGCACGCGGATGGTGCCGCCAAAGCTGTGCAGGTAGCCCAGTTCGGCGTTGTTGATTTCCATCCCGTCTGAGCGTTCGGCACGGTCAGACGGAATACCCACCAGCACGTCGCGGTTACCCAGCGTTTTGAGCGCATCGAGCACCGCCTGTGCATTGTCCGCACGGAGCAAAAGACCTGATTTCACAGTTGTCGCCCTCCCGCACCGAACATGCAGATTGTCTGGTAAAACTCAGCGCCATAGCGTGTGTTGTTCCAGAAACCCGCGGCAGGGTTGAGCGTTGATGAGTTGTCATAACTCATGCTCACCTTATCGACGGATTTCGATGAAAGAACCCCGCTGCTGGAGCCGCCCGCACGCCCCAGTGCTGCGGAACGGTTGTCACCCGCCTGCAGCGTGAGGTAATGCGCGACGAACAGTTCCACCAGATACGGGAAAAGACGCCCGAGCCGGTTCTGATCCAGCTGGATATCAGCCAGATTCAGCCGGAGCTGGACCTGGGTATCGGGATAGAGGGTTGAGTTATTGAACTGCGGGAAATCGGTGCGGAACTGCTCGACGGTCGGGAGATTACTGTTTTTTAGCTCCATTGACCTGCTCCGTCAGCTCAGCAATTTTCTGCTTCTGCTCTTCGATAAGCGCATTACGCTCGGTCAGACCTTCGGCAGCGGCTGTGACCTGCGCGGTCAGTTCGCCGTTTTTAGCCGTTAACTCAGTATTCTGAGTGGTCAGCTCAGCAATTTTGGCATTCAGCTCGTCGATTTTGCCTTGGTTCGCCCCGTCACCGCTGTTGTCTGTCTTATCCAGCACTTCGGCATGACGCTGCGTAAACCAGTGATCGGCAATGTCGTTTTTCACGTTATGAACGCCGACATCAAAATCCGTTTTGGTGTAATCGGTGTCGTTGAACGTAAAAGGGGTATGTACGCGGATTCGTTTCATGGATTTTCCTGAAAGAAAAGGCCCCCTGCGGGGCCGGTTGTCAGATACCGTCCACGTACAGCATGGTGTCGCTGTAACGCAGCTCGACCGCACCTACCTTGCTGTAATAGGTCACCAGCTGGCGCAGGTCGCGGTATTCCATCGGGGTACGCTGCAGCGGCACCAGCGGGAACTGAACGTACTTGCGGTCCTTGGTGTAGAACACCATGCGGTTAACGTTCTGCATCGCGCCCGCTTCCAGCCATTTCACAGGCTGAATATCCAGCGGCTTGCCGTTCTGCTTGTAGGCGATGGTGTTTTCGCTCAGATAGTCCAGTAGCGAGCGGTTACCGGCATCAGAAACGATGAGGCTGGACAGCAACGCATACTGGTCAGGCGGGAGTCGCAGCGAATCCGGTACCACGGCACGGCCGGTCTGTTTCCAGGCTGTGGTGAGACCGTCATTGATGGATTTAACAATTTCCATCGCCGTGCTGCTGGCCCACGTCTTCGCGGCGTTGATGACCTTAACGCCCGCCTGGTTAAACAGCCCTTTCACACCCAGGATGGTGCTGCCCACGTAAACCTGACGGTCAACGTTCAGCTGGTAAGTCTGGTTCATCGCTTCCAGCTTCTGGGAGTCAATCGGGCGTCCCATCTGCAGCGCGGAGGCCAGTTCGAAAACCGTCCATGACAGCTGGCGCGACCAGGGCGTCAGTGGCAGCGTGGTTTTCTGGATATCCAGATCCACACCGGCAATCACGTTGGTGCTGTTGCTGATCCACGATTCGCCTTCGGTAACGGGCCTCGATACTATTTTGTGCTAAAAGCAGATAATCATGAGACTATCGCAACCAGCGAAATGTATTCATCAAAAGAAGCTTGTCAAAACGGCATTGCGTCGGTTCAAAGGAATGGCCCAACAACTGACATCCGTGATGAAACCGTATAGTTGAAAATAATAAATAGGGCTGATTTCAGCCCTATTTAACATAAGGGATGTTACCCGCCCTGGCGAAACAGCACTCGCGCGCAGTTAGCCGCTAAAGACGTATTTCTTGATGATTTCATTGCGGAAAAGCTGAAAACGGACTGCATAAACGGTGCATAAAAGCGGCCCGAAAATGCATAGCCCTGAAAGGTAGCGAAACCGCTATTTCATGAAGTTATCCCATCATCTTGCGGTAAAGCTCTGCGGCCTCGTCGGGCGTCAAATTAACCTGCTCAGTCTGTATTGGTCCGCCTTCTGGCCCACTTATTTCGGTCTTCGATTTCAGCATGCCCAGATGTTGCGCCACCATTTTCAACGCTTCGTCCTGATTGCGCGTGATTATCTCAAGGCCGAATTTGCCCTCTTTGATGCCTGCAAACAAACGCCTCGCCGCGCCGGTAGCATCTCGCGTATCGTGAAATACCGGGCGACTCAGCCCAAGGCCATTGCAGCGCGGACAGTCAGGGTTTGGATCAACCATGGCATTGTAGCCGAAACCACCAGTATCGTTAGGCTCACGCTGTTTGCGCTCGACGGCCTCCAGACGCTTTTCCTCAAACTCCACCATATCGCGCCACTGGTAGTTATGACCGAATCCCCAGCAGTAGCGGCAGCAGTAACGGTGCAGTTCGGTAAGCTGTGTCGCATCGGCGGTCGCTATGTCCCACCACCATTGCAGAACTGAGTCCTGAGAAATCTGCGTGCGCTTTGCGCGGGCGTCCATTGCATCCCGCACAGCCTGACCGACCTTAGCATTTCTTAGCATACGTGATGCATTGACGTAGGCCGTGTTGCCCTCGCCTTTGTATCCCGAACGCTTATAGGCAGCAGTGCGGTTGAGGTCGATGAGATATTCCTCAACGAACCTGATTTGCTGCTCTGTCAGGCCATAACTGCGCACATCAAATTCCTGCGCAGAGTCCTGCACATCATTGATGTCCGGCTGTTGCACAGTTTCACTTTTGCGCACACTAGCGCTATTTTTCTGCGCAGTATTTTGCGCAACTGGTTTTTTGATATAACGCCGCGCAGATGAGTAATTTAGTCCCTGCGCTTCGCACCAGCATTTTGGGGAAATACCGGTTGTGGCATGCTCGGACAGGAACCGACTCTGAAGGTCTCCCCAGTCCGGTTTTGCCATAATTCCTCTTTAATAAATCTTAAGAATGATCAATATTAAAAAGTATCAGTGAGTCTTAGATCATTGATAACAACTTAATTCAAATTTTTAGATAATTGTTAACAAAGGACTGATTAATGTTTCAAAATTTTCTACTCACATACTCTGTTAAAGCCCAAACTACTTACAGTAGTGATCAAGAGAAAGCAGCAAAAGTACGCAATGATATTGCCGAATTGGATTGCTGGGCAAAGCAAGAGGAAGTCGAAACAACTTTTTCGGGTCGAGCCTATATCACTGGAGCTACTGACTCAGAAAAAAAATCTTCAGCAAAAAAAGAAATTGAAAGCCAATTTCTATCAATACTTAAAAAGCATGATGCCCATTCTGACAATGTTAAAATTTACTGTGCAATGATGATTGAAAAGCTTGACAAACCATTTGAATTCATAATCAAAATTTAAATAAGTATTATTGGGCGCACTCAGATGCGCCCTGTATTGCTTACGCCAGATTTTTGGCCAGTGCAACAACATCGTCGAATACAGTATCAAAGTCATGGCCTGCCACTTTAAGCAGTTCTTTCACCTTTGCCAGTACGGCATCAGTTTTATCGGTTGCAGTGGTGGCCGGTTGTACCGCTGCGGTGGTGTTACTGTCATAAAGTGATTCGGACATTTGATTCTCCTGGGGGTAAGTTAAGGCTTTTTTTGACGCAACAATTTGCGCCTCTTCAGTTGCTGGCTCTTTCTGCTCAGTGAGCCAATCGTGTGTGAGCTCATTGATTCTCTTCTCAACGTGCTCTTCTATGTTCTGCCAATCCACTTTTATGGATGTGATAATTTCCTTTGCCTTTGGTGACTTGTCTTTTCCGCCAAAGACTCCTGCAAGTAAACCGGCTAAGAAACCCGAGATGAGCGTTATCAACGCCCAAAAAACGAGAGCAGTAGTGCTGTACATAAGCTATTTACCTTGTCGGGATAATTCGATTTTGCGGATGCTGGCCTTGTCCTTGTTGCAATTCTCCAGCGCGGTTAACAGCCGTTCGGTTAAGTCCAGGCTGCTGCCCCATGTAAGCGGATCGGGTATTTCCGGTACCGGACAATCAGCGGTTAATTCCACCGGGATCGGAACTGGCGGAACCTGAACGAATCTGGTTTCTGTGCGTGCGCAGCTCGTTAGCAGCGGTAGCAGGAACAGGCAGAGCAGCGCACTTGTCGGTCTCCACCGCCTTACGGATAACAACAATTCGGTTTTCGCTGTCGGTGTTGGCCTGCTGTTTCTGTGCCTGCGTTGAGGCTGCAATATCGTTAAACAGTCGAACGGCAGAGATAACATTGTTGGTGACAGCCTCGGCTGATTTTGTCTGCTGAATTGCCGCATCGCGCTGTTGCTCCACTCTCAGGGTTAAATCACGGTAATGGGCTGTGGTGAGCAATAAAGCCGCTATTAGCACCACCAGCAGGAACGCCAGCACAACGCGCCAGTTAATAATTAACCAAGTCATGGATTCAGGCTCCAGTTGCAGATCTCCCGCTCTACGTCACGGCGGTTTGCCAGGCCCTGAATCCTTACGCGGTCAACATATACCCAGCTACGAAGGCCATCGCAGGCTTGCTGATAGTGACCGGCATTAAGGTTGCGCAGTACCGATGAATGCTCGAACGCATTAACGCCAACGTTATAGCTAAAACTGATAAGAGCGGCTTTCTGATATGCATTCGACGTCACCTTTACGGACCTTTCCACAGACCGGGCATAGGGCTGCAGGTGCTTTTGCAGAAGCGCGTCGCACTCTTTTTGCGTGTAGGTTTTCCCCTGAATAACATCCGGGCCAGTTATGCCGTTGCATACAGTCCAGACTCCGCCGACGTCACGGTATGGCGTGTAAGAATTTCCTTCGAGGTTCGGGATCAGAACAGCCGCAACGGCTAACGCACCGCCACCAGCTGCTGTGATGAGGCTTTTACGTAAAGCAGGTGAAATAGCCATTATGCTTTCTCCGCCAGCTTCAAAGCCCTGTTGACTGTATCGACTACCTCAGGCGCTTTATCTTCATCATGCGCTGGCGACCTGTTGAGGTAACTCTGGATCGCCGCTGTACGGAGACTCTCCTGCTCAGCCTCAAACTTTCTGGCCATTTCCTCCCGGTTGCTCTCTTTGCGTTTGTAGTACGCATTCACAGCAAATGTCGCTATGCCGAGCATCACACCACTGACCAGACCGATGAAATTCCAGTCCAGGTGATAAACCCAGTCGTACCAGTTGAAAAGACCGTTACAGACAAGGCCACCTGACGCGCAGTAGGTAACCCCTGATGCTATTTTGTCAGGCATAATTTTGACCATATATGACCTCCGTGGATCAACGGAAGCTGCATGTAGAAAAGGAGAAAAGCGCTCAGTCACAATTGATTAAAAGTATCTGGCACTGATTTACTGGCTGTGAAAATGAAAAAGGCCGCATAAAAGCGACCTTTGACATTCATAAATTGAGTTAAGAACTTACAAAATACTTTTAAAAACTGCCCGCATTATCGTTTTGTTCAAGTTGGGATAATCGAGTCATGCATTTCCCATAACATGAGTTATGTCTTTCGGCATAACTACATAACTTTTTGCCGACACACTGATCTTTTATCAGGATTCTTATTCAAAAAGTTAAGAGTATATTTCCAATGGGGTTTTCCCATATGGCAAGGTTTAACAGGATCCAAAATGAAAAAAACAATCGTAGCATTGATAACTCTGGCGTTACTGGCACCATCAATCAGCTTTGCACATGGCGGTCATTACGCAGGCGGGCATGGCTCATCTCACAAGGGTGGTAGCTATAAGAACCCTCGTACAGGCAATCATTATGAGAAACGCCACTGATTAATTGCTATCTGCCCCTTTAAGAAACCCATTTTTGGGTTTCTTTTTTTCTGGCAAATCTTTGCCATATTGGACGATATCTCATGAGATTTATTACTGCTTTTGCTCTTTCCGCACTCCTGGTTATTCATCCAGCAATAGCCAAGAAACACGCTCCTGCTAATCAAGAAGATAATGAACTCATTGAACAGGGTGACTACACGAACTCTGATGGGAAGCAAATACATAGACCTGCGCATACTAAATCTGGAAATGCCCCTGAGAGAGCGACTGCAAAGTGTAGGGATGGCTCATTTAGCTTCAGTACACACCATCGAGGAACCTGTTCAAGACATGGTGGCGTGAGTGAGTGGCTTGGTTAAACCAATGCACATCTAGGTAAAGCCCACGAGGCACATTATTTAAAGTCTCGTGGGTACTCCAAAAAAGAATTGCCCCACCCGGCGCTTATCTCCGGCACTCTCAATGGCTTAGCTCTTGAAGGGGCGTTTTAAATTTACGATCAGACTAAATCTAATTTTTTGCAAAAAATCACATTTTCATGATTTGGTGCAAAAACAATCAAAGCAAAAACGCCCGCTGGCTGTTAAGGCCGCGGGCGCTTTCAAATAATCCACAATGTGCAACTGTCCGGTTTTTTCCTGCTGATGAACAGCGCGGAGAAATCCCATCATTGGCGTGATAATGGTCCATTTTATTCACGCCGTCAATACATGAGATAAATCTTATTGCTTCGCGTGCCTGATTTCGCTGTTCCCTGTCACACGCTGCAGCATATCCCCCGCTAATGACTCTTCCTTGTGGCACTGGGTAATGAGCGCCTCATAGAACGGTTTGAAATTACGCGACCATGTTGGCTGGCTGACTGTCATAACCGCATATCCAACAGCACGCCGCACAGTTTCAGCAGGCAGGCGTGCATAGCCACGGCCGGTGCATTTGGTGCAGGTTTTCATCACGGGAACACCCTGAATCTCACTCTGCTCAAGGTCCAGCACTTTGCCTTTACCATGACAGCGACACGCATTGCTGATCAAGCCTTTCCCTTCACAGGTGCCGCAACGGACACGCTGAATCTCTTTTACCTCTCTGACTTTTTCATAACTGGATGGTATGAAATCTTTAACACCCCAGCGCACAGAGGCTTTGACCAGATCACGCGCCGCGAAAGGCATGTGTGATTTAGTAGTAAATACCTCCGTGTCGATAAACCCGGTACCATTGCAACAGGTACAGGGGCGCTGGCTTGCGGCGCTGCGCGAATAGTCCATGTAGGCAAACGTTGCGAGCAATTGCACAAATTCGCGTTTAATATTCTCATCGAGTTCGGCGACAGCCCGGAAAAGCCCCGCCTTACTCAAACCAAATTCAGTTAACATTTTAACGGCGCGATCACTGGACGTGATGCCATGCTTGGACAGGAATAATTCAAATCCGAAACGAGCCTGCGCGCCAGTCAGCCCGAAGGATGCCATCACATCCGAAATATCCAGGCTGTCACTGGCCGTTGCCCGTGGAGAATCGCTGAACATAGGTGATTTAGGTGCGAAAAACTTTATCGTGCTTTCAAGGTTCAAGGTGATTCTCCTTACTGAATTTTGCTGCGTTTATAATTTCAGGCAATGCTCTCGATCCTTATCTGCCCTTTTTCTCCCCAGATTTTTGTAATACGTGCATCCCATACGGCGCTGTCTTCTTCAAACACGGCATCCATCAACGCTTTATGCAGGTTATCGACATCGGGCCTTTGCTGGTGGGGCTGGCCGCTGAACTGTGCACGCTTCTTTTTGCTCCAGCTGTCGGGCATGGGCAATACAAACGTGATGTGACAACCGCTGTCAGGCAGCTGGATTTGGTTCAAGCGCACTTCATCGCAAAATGCCCGGTACCGGAGAACAGCCGGCCGTTTTGCCCAGCGGTCACGTTGAGTCTGACGGGGCTTACCCAGCGGCGTGATGTCATAGATTCTGATCAAAATAGTCTCCCCGTTGCTTCATTACCGTTGCGTGATGATTTATCCCGGCCAGCCTGCGCCGGTCTCTCTCGGGCAAGCTGCGCCGCTATTGCCTGATCTGTTCCACGGAAATGCCCGTTGCGGAATTCCTGATAAACCACGCCGCCCTGTGGGCCATGACGGTTTTTACCGATAATGATTTCAGCCAGGTGCGCGGCCGGGCTGTCTGGGTTATAGGCACCATCCCGATAAATGAACCAGATGCCGTCTGCGTCCTGTTCAATGCTGCCACTGTCACGGAGATCGGCATTTAACGGACGCTTGTTCGGGCGCTTCTCCACTTCACGCGACAGCTGGCTGAGGCAGATAACGGGCGTATTAAGCTCCATCGCCATGGTTTTGAGGCCGCGTGTAATCTCGCCGATCGCCAGGTCATTACGTTCCGCAGATGGCTTTTTGATGAGCCCCAGATAATCCGCAAGGATAAGCGACAGGCCCGGATAACGGTTTTTATGACGAGTGGCCACTGCTCTGATCTGTTCAATGCTGAGGTTTGTGGCATCGACAACCCAGACATCGAGATTCGCAAGCTCAGCCAGACCAATGGAGATCCGGCCCCAGTCCTCGTCATCGAGGTGGCTGGCTTTACGCAGTTTGGAAACGGAAACGTTGGACGCATTCGCCAGCTGGCGCTCAATGATCTGGCCTGCCTGCATTTCCATACTGAAAATCAGAACGCCACGCTGTACCCGCTCAGTTCCGAGCGAAACAGTGCGCTGGGCTATGCCTTCGGCGATTTTAAGTGCCAGTTCGGTTTTACCCATGCCCGGGCGTGCAGCGATAACGATCAGGTCTGTGTCGTTTAATCCACCTGTGATTTGATCCAGATCATCGATGCCCGTTTTGATGGTGTTTGACTCTTCATCACCAGCAACGCGTTTTTCGAGCGTGTCCATATACCCGTTAAGCAACTCACTTGCGCGGATCGGCAACACTTCTTCATCTGGGCGACTGATGTTCATAAGCTGGCGCGTAAAGTCCTGGATACCTTCCATCGCGGTATCGTGGTTGTAAGCGCTGGTAATTTTCTCGTAATGGCTTTCCATGAGGCTGACAAAGCCGCGGACCATGAACTTTTCATTTAGGCTTTTCGCATAGCCCTTCATGTTCGCCGCGCTGGGCACCATCTTCATGGTTTCCATGACGTCAGCGAAAATACCGTTTTCACTACCCATGGCTTCTGCCACCAGCAGCGCATCAATCATTTTTTTCTGCGTGGCCTGGCGCTTAATCTCGGTATAAAGCTTTGAGTAAAACGGGTTCGTGAACGCTGCTGGCTCGACGGTACCGAGCACGTCATAGGCATCGGGCGTTAAACCAGAGTGAAGCAGACAACCCAGCACACTGGCTTCGAGATACAGATCAGACATGGTTGCCCCTCCTAACCATCAGGAGCGTGTCAGGCTTCATCAGCCAGTCGAAGTTGGCATGCCAGCCGCTGTTGCTTTTGCCGAAATAGGAAGCGCGGGCCTCATTGAAAAAAGCGCTGAAGTAATTACGGAAACACTCGTTTGCAGCTTTTTCACGGGGGAAGTGTGTAGCCAGACGGCGGATAGCCTTCACTCTGTCTTCGTCAATTTCGGCATACATCAGACGGCCGGCCGCTAAATCGTTGTAAGCATCGATCACAGCATCGCAATCAACCTCAACCTGATTTTCATCCCACTGGGTGGCGTCAGCCAGATAGCCGTCGAACCGGTTCACACGGCAGATGTTCGTGGGCTTGGCGACCGTACCGTTGCGGCGTTTCCACGTCTCCGCGACCCAGCGCACCACCAGCTTGAGGTCATTTACGGTGTAGGCTTCGCGGGATGGACGTTCAGTAAGTAAAACGGCAAAGGCTTCTGCAGAGCGGCAGGTGGTGCCTGTGACCTCGTTGTAATACTCCAGGACTTGTTTTGCCTGTGATAAAACTTCCTCCGAAAATTCCCCCTTGGGGGCTTTAGGGGGATCTGTATTTATTGTCTTTTGAATAGTGTCTTTTGTGTGTCCCTGTTTTGGTGACAACCCTGTCACTGTTTTGGTGACACTTTTTGTCACTGATTTGGTGACAGTGACACCATCTTGGTGACATTGCGGTATTTGCCATTCAGACAGGTGCTTATTTGGGCCAATATGCATCCCTACACGGAGCAGAACGCGCATGGCGATCAACTCATTTTTGGCCTTGTTTACCTTCTGGCGTGGCAGCTTGGTAAGCTCAGAAATCTGGCTATCAGAAATACGGTCCAGCTTCTTGTTAAAGCCATAAGTTTTGCGGCAAACAGCATGCGCTACCTTCGCCTGGTTACGGGTGAGGTTAGCGCCGATCAGCTCTTCGTACAGCTCATTAGCCAGCCGTGTATAACCGTCATCGGTATCGGCCATGCGTAGCTCCCCATGCTTTTTGTGAGCACGAAAATGGATAATTTCAGCGGTATTACTCATGCCCTGACCTCTCGCGCTTTACCTGCTCCAGCAACTGGCGCAGCTGACGTCCGACTTCAGGGGAATACTGGCGCACTAACTCTTCGCGCGCCATGTCTTTATGTACAGTACTTTCCTGTTGCGGTTTCCGGCGTTTTTGTCGCATAATTGACCTCGCTTCCCAAAAGCAACGCTGTACACGACTGGACAGTTCCCGCTGTTCAGTCGCTCTTTCCCACCTCAATGAAATACTTCTCGAAGTACTATTTCGGCACACAGCACAGATGTTCGTAATCAGGCCGCATGAAGATGACCCTGCGTTCCTGCCTGTCGTAACTGATGATGCGCACGACAATGCCGCGCTTATCCCGAAATCGCTTATCGGTTTCAACAAACCTTTCATCCACCAGCGCCCCCGTCTTTAGAACGAATATGCTCAAGCATGCCAATCAGGCACTGGGCCAACTCACCGGTTTCATCGCCCTTGATGATCACCATGCCTGCTGGTTGTTGGAAATCTAAAGCAGCAAGTAAACGGCTGGCCTTTTCAACCAAACCGCCTCGACTCTGCCAGCGACTAACCTGTGATTTGTCGACCCCCAATTTCTTCGCAACTGCCGTCACCCCCTCGGCGGCAATACGGCTCACGATCTCACTCTCGATGTCACGCGCTTTGTTGCGCGACGTTGTGATTGAATCCATTTAAATTTTTCCTTGTTTGGAGTGCAGGTTTATAGGATGTGGAAAGAGTTGAGGTAGGTCAGGCCTAATCTCATAGGCTTTAACTGCTCCGTTAGTGGCTTCTACAATCGCGTTAACATTTTCAGGAGAAACCCTTTTTTTGTTATGCAACCAACTCCATACGTTTGGCTGGCTAACACCTACGTGTATGGCTAGCTTTTTTTGGCTTCCAACAGATTGGATCGCTTTTTCAATAGCTTTGTTAACCATGCTTATACCCTTTAGTCTGTAAAGCGAGAATAATAACTATGAGTTCAAATAAAGTAAATACCCATGGATATTTGACGATGGATAACCACAGTTATATGTTCGCGGGCATGAATACAGAAACTCTCGCCGATCGGCTGAAGCTGGCAATGAAAGAAGCAGGGATGAGTCAGGCACAGCTCGCTGAAGCTGTGGGAATAGCTCAGCCTAGCATTTTCAAAATTTTGTCAGGAAAATCTCAAAATTCTGGGTACATAGTCCATTTATCTAAGGCGCTTGGGGTAAGACCTGAATGGTTAGCGCTTAACGAGGGGCCAATGCGCAAAAGCCATGAGAGCAACTACGACGCGCCATATCCCCCACCACAAACGCCAGATGTAAAATTCGTACACATTTGGAAGGCAGAAGAGAAAACTAAGGATTTACAGGCAATTCCCAAAGAGCTGAACGCGGAATCATGTCGTGCCTTTTTTCTCGATCATGACTCGGGATTTCCTGAAGCAACTTTGAATTCTGTCGTGGTTGTTGATGTAAATGAACAGCCCAAAGTGCATGATTATGTGTTTGCATGTGTTCATGGTTCCTACAGCGTATACAGATTTCTCCCCGGAGATGAGGGAGGTTATCTTTCCCCTTCTGATCCCCGAGCCTCTCTTTTAAAAGTGGGAGAGACAGCAAAAATCATAGGTGTTGTTGTATACATTTCTAAGAAATTCAATCGATAAACGTTTAATCCGGTAGCTATATGTAAACATGCTGCCGGAATTTTTTCATACCCCCCGTTATCTCCCCTTATGAAGCCGACTTGCATAGAGCCCCCGTTTTTCGTTTAGAACAATCCTAGCTAATTTTACAAATACTGTATATAAGTACAGTAAAATTTCCAACCAAAGCGTAACGGTAAATCTCCAACCACCCACCAATAAACACCCCTTTTCCTCAAGAAAAAATAAATTCATATATTTTACAAAAACATATTACTTTAAGTTCAAATATTCATACCTAAAGGTATTGATTGATAAAATACCCATTGTTATATTGCAGTCACAGCACGACGCAGCCCACCGCAGAAAGCTGTTCTGCTCTTTAACAATCAGCAAAGTCGAAACAGCACACGAACCTTGTTTAGACCCCAACGCATAAATGCGGCGTATCACCGGGCGCGATCCGGTCGGTGAGAGGCTACCCCTACGCATAAGTGAAGGCGGCGAAAGGGCAACACTGGCGGGATGTAGTGTGCTAAGCGCAAATATTTTTAAGTTTTTTTTGAGCTGCGTGAGATAGCAGGCGCAGCATCAAAACGAACTGACCACCTTTGCAAATGAGGGAATGACAGATGGATAAAGCCTACGAAGAATATTTTGAAAGCCTGAAAGAAGGCGAAGAAGTGCTGAGCTTTGCCGAGTTTTGCGAAGCTCTAGCACCAGCCAAGAAAGGTTAACGCCTCACCAGGGCAAAGTCCGGAATACCGCAGCAGTTTAGTTGGACTTAAAAGTAAACGCGGGCTTGAAGCTGGAGGATGGGGCCAGCACACAACGAAAAGAGCGCTGGCATGCAAAAAACAATTTCGCAGCCGTTGCAGTACCAAACGCCAGGATGGGGCGGCAGAAATGCGGTAGTGCTCTTTTCGTTGTGGTGAATTGCAGTCCATCGAGACAACCAGAAGATCAGCACCTGGCGCCACAACCCCACATTGCTGTGTAGTCTTTGGCCCCCGCCTCGGGGGCATTTTTTTGACTGCTTTTCAGCGCTCCGAGGTATCCATGAATTTCATTCCAAAACTGACCCGGCAGCGCATCAGCGAGCTGCCCGAGGGAACGCCGATCCGTATCGGTAGCCGCATCGTCATTTTCGACGGCTGCACCATCGAACCCAATTACAAGGGTGAGGACGAAACCTTTGTGTATTACATCGATGCGAACGGCCAGCGGGAACGCCATTTCGAATGGCTGTTACTCGAGTCAGGCACCGAATTCATTGAGTCACAACTGTGCGAATACTGCGCACGGTTCAGCCATCCCACGGACATAAAGCAGGCGGTAATCCGGTTCTGGAACCGCAGCGAGGTCCGTTCATTCTGCAGCGATAAAGGCTGCGCCCTTCTTTACCAGCAAACAATCCGCGTCCCGGCTGCGCGCCAGGGCAAACCAAGGAGACGTATCTCATGAGCCCTGTAGAACGCCTGCAGTTCAAACATCGCCTGACGGGCGCTGATTTCCACCCGAAGCCACGCCACTGGCTGACGCCGTTGCTTATCGCACTGTGTGTGGTGGCGGGAATGTGTTTGCTATGACAGTGACAACCATCCCCACTGAATTCGCCCTCAACGAGGCAATGCGTTCGCTGGCGCTGAGTACCATCCTGGCGCTGTGCGAGCAAAATCAAATCAGTCCGGCAGATCTGGAAATGCTGGCCCACCAGCTGGCCCAGAGTGAAGCAAACGCGGACGCTAAATCAGGAGCTTTGAATGTCCACCATCATTCGCGTGATCGACACTGAAACAACCAGCTTTGAGGGTGGCGTGTGTGAGCTGGCCAGCATCGACATCGTTGGCGGTAAGCTGTTTAACCCGATGAGCGATTTTGTTAAGCCGCCCGAGCCGATTACCGTTGGCGCCATGGCAGTGCATCACATCACTGATGCGATGGTTGCCGATGCCCAGCCGCTCAGCGATGTAATTGACCGTTATCTGGGTGCCGACGTTTACGTGGCGCACAACGCAGCGTTTGACCGGCCAAAGCTGCCACAGATAACCGCGCCGTGGATCTGCACGCTCAAGCTGGCCCGCAAGCTTTATCCGGAGCTGGAAAGTCACTCCAACCAGTATTTGCGTTATCACTTCATGCTTGATGTCGATGTACCTGAAAACCTGCACGCGCACCGGGCGCTGTATGACTGTTACGTTACAGCGGCGCTTCTGTTACGCCTGAACCGTGACGCGCGCCTGACGATAGCGCAGATGCGTGACATTTCCGCGCGGCCTTCTCTGCTTCACACGATGCGCTTTGGCAAGCATAAGGGCAAAACATTCGAAGAGATTGCCGGGCAGGACCAGGGTTATCTCCGCTGGGCGCTGGCAAATATGGATCTGGATGAAGACCAGAAATTTACCATGCAACATTATCTGGAGGGCTGATATGGGCATTCCGGTTCTTATTCTGGGTGATTCAGGTTCTGGCAAATCAGCCAGCCTGATGCACCTGAACCCCGACGATGGTTTTCTGGTTAACCCGGAAAACAAACGTCTCCCGTTTAAATCCAGTGGCTGGAAGCCTCGCGACTTCACCGCCAAAACCGGCAACGTTTTTTTCACTGATGTGCCTGGCGACATTGTGCTGATCATCACTCACGCCCGCCGCGCCGGTAAGAAATTCGTTGTGGTTGACGATTTTCAGTATGTAATGGGTAACCAGTTCATGCGGCGCCGCAGTGAAAAGTCGTTCGAGAAGTTCACCGAGATCGGGGGCGGTGCATGGGACGTGATTCGCGCAGCACAGGCAGCAGAAGACGATTTAATTGTGTATTTCCTCGCTCACACGGAAGAGACACCAGCCGGCCGAATCAAAATGAAGACGATCGGCAAAATGCTGGACGAAAAAATCACGGTTGAGGGGATGTTCAGTATTGCCCTGCGCACCGGCGTGTCTGACGGTCGCTACTACTTTACCACCCAGTCGGACGGAACGGACCCGGTTAAATCCCCGATCGGCCTGTTCGACCAATTCCAGATTGATAACGACCTGAACGCTGTTGATACGGCGATCCGGGACTATTACGAACTTAATGACGGAGTAACCGCATAATGCAGCAACCAATTTTCACATTCGATCCTGAATCAGCCAAGACGGCAGGCCCTTCTGGAGCATCTGAGGGCGGCGCTTACGCTGGCACCATCAAATCGGCCATTTTCACCCAGGCGCGAGACGCCGAATCGAAATCAGAGTCGATGGAATTTTCCCTTGATGCTGATGTTGGCTCTATCAACTTTCTGCGCGTTTCTTATGTTGGTCGCGACGGCAATCCCCTGCGCAGCGGGAACGCAATGATTCAGGCGATTATGGGCCTGACCAAAACAAAGGCGCTTCACGCTACAGAAGTCCGTAACGAAAAAAATGAAGTTGAATATCACTGCAAGGAGCTGGAAGGCAAACCCATCGGATTTGTACTGCAAAAAGTTCTCTATACCAAACAGGACGGAAAAGACGGTTACCGCTTCGAAATTCGCCAGGCCTTTGGACCACAAACTCGCAAAACATATAAAGAAGCGACAGAAAACCTACCTGCTGAGGTGGTGGATAAACTCGTTGCCTCACTGACTGACAAAGACGAACGCCAGCCGCAGCAAACGCACAGTGGCCCGGGCTCAATGTTAGGAGGGGGTGTTAACAATGGATGGGGCCAACCGCAACAGCCACAGTCACGATTGGCTCAGGCTGCTGGTGGTGGCTCTCGTAATAATGGCCATCCTCAGCCTGACTTCGACGACGATATTCCGTTCTGACGAAGTACAAAAATACTCTCCACTTCGATCGCAATTCTCCACAACTGCCTTCGTAAGGCGGTTGTGATTAAATGCAATCATATAAGTGATTAATTTTAATAGATTATCATACTCTCATTAGAGAGAAGTGTATGCGTTTGCCATAGAAGGCTAAACACTTCATAGTCAGTGGCCATTTTTTCTTTTTAAGACTATTCTTAACCGCAATTCCAATGTATGATTCATAAAAAATCGTTATCTATTGGTTCCCTTTATGAGCAACTTTTTTACTGAAATCTTTCAATCCTTGAAGAAAACCTCTACCGAAAGGATTAGTAATCCCTTTTATGGAGTTATGATCATTACATGGCTCACTTTCAATTGGGAAGCTGTGGCAATACTCTTTTTTAGTGATATGAAAATGGACGAGCGTGTTCGCTTTATTAATTCCGCATATCCCTTTATAAATCTTTATCCATTTATAATGGCGGTAATTCTCACCTTCTTATTACCCTTGTGTACTGAAAAAATTACTTTCTTTCAATCAAAACCAATAAGCAGAACTTCGACATTACTAGCAATAAGAAAGAAAAAAATGCTACTGGCTGATATTTCAGTTGAAAGATTTAGAGCAAAAAAAGATGTTGCTTATGAGAGACATAAAGCTGGTGAAGAGAAACAGATACAAGACATGAGGGAAGCAATAATCTCCTCAAAAGAAACTACCGGGCAATTAAACCAAGAACTTAACTCAGCAAATGAAATCATTAAAAAACAAGGTGAAGAAATAAGAAGTCTTTTAAAAGATAAGGATTTAATTAAAAACTCCCTCAGTGATAAAAATGCACAACTTGTTCACTTACAAAAACAAAGCGAAGAATTAAAATCTCGCTCAGAATTATTATCGAGCGAAAAAATAGAACTGGTAAAATTAATAGAAAATATTGAATCTAAACACAAAGACTCTACCACTTTACACCTAAAGAAAATACAGGATTTATATAAAGACATTTCATCTCTTCGAGATCTTTATAGCTTTTTCAAAGGCGACATCCTCAATCAAATGAGAAAACTTGGTTTCAGTGACGATGAATCCCTTATGTTCATCAACAGAATTAAAGATATTAACGAAAAACACTTAACCATAGCTAAAAGTAATAACATAAAGTAACTACTTTTTCATGTAATTTTATAACCAATCTATCGCGTTTTTTATAAACAGGTTTCCACAGTACAGAAAAATCGATTCATTGTTTCCGCTAGGTACAGACCTAGTCTTTCAGAAGGAGAAAAGCAGATGACCCCTTGGGGACCAATAATCGCTGCGATGATTGCTGGTTTTATAGCTTTCACAGGGATGATAATCACAAAGGAAAGCAAAGTTTCTGAGTTTAGGCAAGCTTGGATAAATGACTTCAGGGAAGAAGTATCCCTGCTTATCGAAGCTTACAAGCAATGGGCTTATACAAATGTGAATTACGAAAATCACAAAAAGACTTCTGATTTTGAAAACAGTGACCTCGCTAAGTCTCACAGAGAAATGTTGGAATGGTACAATCAAGCTCTCCATAAGTCAGAAGGGGAAGTTGAGAGGTATAAAGGAAGGATAAAACTTCGGCTAAACTCTGACATAAACCGAAGAAGTACTGAAGAGAAAAAGATTGATGAGTTACTGGAGAAAATAACAAAAACTACGGAATTGAACTCTGTTGAGACTTTATCTGATGAAATTTACCTTTACTCTTCTCTAATACTCAGCACTGAATGGAAAGTAGTGAAAAAAGGAGAAGAATCATATATCAAAGCAAAAAAGTTTATATTATTGGCCGCTATGCTCATAGGGTTGATAGCAAGTATTAGCTTGTGCTTCCACCTTCAAGAGACGCTAATTTGGCTAATGAACAAGCCTATGCCCCTTATTATTAATTAGTTTAAAATAAAATCTGCCTATTCAGTTTTTATTTTGATAATTTATGATCAGTGCGATTAATCTGTCCTGATTATAAAAATAGTGACATCAAAAAGGCCTGAATTATCAAGCCTTTTTGATGGATTAGATTATGGTTTTTTAGGAGGAGGAGCCGGTTGCGTTACCTGCTTATTTGGCTTGTAACCATTATTGACTCCTGATTTCGGTTGGTAACCACGTTCTTGCGGCTGGTAACCATCATTTCTAGACTCTGTGTTACTCATATATATCCTTAACTTTAGGGTTTATTGGGGGGTGGTAAGGGCTGTTGTATTGGCTTATATGTCTGATTGCTAGGTTTAGCGATATCATTTTTTGTGTGATAGCCTTTTTCAAGTGGCTGGTAACCATCCTGAGCCATGCCAGTTTTTTTAGTCATTTCAGTTCCTGTTTCACTGATTATTTTCTGGAAAATCTATTTTAAAAAACTCTACTGTTTCAATATCATTCGAGAGTATAAGTATACCCTTTGTATTTGTTCTTGGCCTTTCAAGTCCACCATCATCATTGATAACCCAGTTTTCTTCCAGATAAAGATGCCCAGGGTTTGGAGAGCTTGATGAAAAGGAGTTTGAGCTGTACTTACCAGCTATTTTTTCGCCCCCCTTTATAGTCACAATGACCCATGCTTCCTCTTTCAATCCAAATACATAATCCCAAGCCTTTCCTGTAGGGTGCGGCATGTATTTTTTCATATAACTACATGACCTGATCTTAATAAGAGCAGATGTCAGGATGATTGGGCTTAGAAAGAGAACAAATAAGTAAAATAACGAATGAGTCAATGTTCCTTCGAAAAAGTAAGTGCTCTCAACATAATAGATTGGACAAAACCATATTGCATAATTAATACAACTGTAAGTTATAACCTCAACAATGGTCTTTGTAGTGTCAATATTTTCATTTGGATTGAGAATATTATATAGCTTCATACTGATAAATCCGGGGATAACAAAAAAAATGAATATTAGCAACTTACTTTTTTCCCACAGATCCATTTTTCAAGCCTCTTAAACTTACCTTTACGTTAATTTATTACATTTTATCTCAAAAAATGTCAACCAACCAACCCAAATTACACACGTGTGTTAATAAAAGAATTATTTTTTGCTCGGAATTTTTATCGATGATTTGAGGTATTACATCAATGGAATCTAATCCACTTTCTCCATATTGTATGGCGCTGGAAACTTTGCGCGCCCAGCCCACCCACGAGCTTAAAAAAATTGGCGATCAATGGCGCACGCCTGATCCGCTCTGGTGGGGAATAAATTCGATGTTCGGTCCGTTCGTGCTGGACCTCTTCGCAGATGAGAGTAATGCAAAATGCGAGGCGTATTACAGCGCCGAAGTTAACGCACTTTCGCAGAACTGGTCGGAACGACTGGCAGAGCTAAATGGCGCAGCATACGCTAATCCACCCTATTCCCGCGCCTCGCAGTTCGACGGGCAGTACATTACCGGCATGCGCCAGATAATGGCCCATACGCTGGAAATGCGTGAGGCTGGCGGTCGCTACGTCTTTCTGATTAAAGCCGCAACTGGCGAAGTCTGGTGGCCCGAGGATGCCGATCATATCGCATTCATTCGGGGCCGAATCAGTTTTGACTTGCCTGTGTGGTACCGGCCAGAGGAAGGCCAGCCCAGTGAGTCGTCTGCCGGGTTTGGCGCTGCTGTCGCTGTTTTTGATAAATCATGGCGAGGACCAAAGTTCGATTACATCAGTCGTGATCAGCTTGAAGCCCGCGGCTTCGCGTTTATGGCTCAAATTGAGAGAGCAGCGCAACGTCTGGCGCCGAGAAGCATTCCGATCCCCATCCCAGAGTCAGAGAATGATGTCTGGCCAGCCGAAGTACAGTTGTTAGCCGATCAACTGCCAGGCCTTAAATCACTCGCTACCGAGCACCAGCGCAAGGTCATGCATCACATGAACCGCATGCTGCTGGAGCGCCAGCCCTCAACAGAAATCATTGCTGCAGCGCAGTCGCTGACGGCCACTTTCGGAGAACAAACCCTGTGAGAGAAATCATTGTCGATAATTTTGCCGGGGGCGGCGGAGCCAGCACCGGCATTGAAATGGCAACCGGCCGCAGTGTCGATATCGCCATTAACCATGATCCAAACGCGATCGCCATGCACACCACCAACCACCCTGACACGCTTCATTACTGTGAGTCTGTGTTCGACATTGACCCGGTGGCAGCGACCGCAGGCGCACCAGTCGGCCTGGCATGGTTTTCACCAGACTGCCGCCATTTCAGCAAAGCCAAAGGAAGTAAGCCGGTTAAAAAAGAAATACGCGGTCTTGCCTGGATAGTAGTCAGGTGGGCGCTGGCAAAGCGGCCCCGCGTTATCATGCTTGAGAACGTCGAAGAATTTAAAACCTGGGGGCCACTGTTACCCACAGAGGAACGACCGGATCCGGCCCGCGCAGGTGAAACCTTTGCGGCGTTCGTCGGCATGCTGGGTACTGGCGTTCCTGCTGATCACCCTGCGCTGGATGAGGTATGCGACTTCCTGCAAATTAGTCGGCACAGTGCGGATGCGCAAAAACTGGTTAAAGGCCTGGGCTATGCGGTTGAATCCCGCGAGTTACGCGCCTGTGATTTTGGTGCGCCAACCATCCGCAAACGCTTCTTTATGGTCATGCGCTGTGACGGTGAGCCAGTTATTTGGCCGGAACCGTCACACGGTGATCCGAAAAGCCTACCCGTCCAGTTCGGACATCTCAAACCATGGCGCACAGCTGCCGAGTGTATCGACTGGTCTATCCCCTGCCCGAGCATATTTGGGCGTAGTAAGCCGCTGGCAGAGAACACGATGAAACGGATTGCGCGCGGCATACAGCGATTCGTGCTCGACAATCCAACGCCATTTATCGTGAAGTGCAATCACACCACCAGCAAAGGTGGCTATAACTGCTTTCGCGGACAGTCGTTGCACGACCCGCTACAGACAATCACGCGCAAACAGGGCTATGCAGTAGTCACGCCACATCTGACAAAATTCCGTACCGGGGCAACCGGGCAGGAAATTACCGATCCGTTCCCTACCATTACGGCGGGTACCTCTCAACGTCCGGGCGGCAACGGTCATGCGCTGGGTATGGTTGAAGCCAGGCTATCACCTTTCATTTCTCGCCAGTTTGGTAGCAGTATCGGCCATTCAGCCATTGATCCATCGGGAACAGTGACAGCCAGCGGCGGAGGTAAAAGCGCTCTGGTTTGTCCGACCTTAATACAGATGGGGTACGGGGAAAGATTCGGTCAGGCACCGCGCGTACTGAATCTGGGTAAACCTGTTGGAACGGTCACCGCGGGCGGCAATAAATTTGCGCTCGTTTCGGCGTTTATGGCTAAACACTTCGGCGGCAACTATACCGGCCCCGGCGCCGCGGTTGATGGGCCAGCGCATACCGTCACCACTACGGATCATCATGCTCTGGTTACCGCTAACATCATGGTTAACAACACGGGCCACCCGGGCGGCTCAGTTGAGGAACCCGCTCACACAGTAACGACGGGAAATCACCATACTGTCGTCACGTCCAACCTGATTAAATTTCGCGGTACTAATACGGGCCAGACAACTGACAGCCCGGCACACACCATCACGGCAAACGGTAACCACCTGGGCGAGGTCCGGGCTTTCCTGATGAAGTATTACGGGAATGAAAAAGGTGGTGTAAACCTGAACGAACCGCTTGGAACGGTGACCACAAACGACCGCTTTGGCCTGGTCACGATCGATGGCACCGATTATCAGATTGTCGATATCGGCATGCGAATGCTACAGCCGCATGAGCTCTATGCTGCACAAGGCTTCCCTTCCTGGTATGTCATCGATCGGGATTATCGCGGTACCAAATATGCCAAAGATAAACAGGTTGCCCGCTGTGGCAACGCCGTTCCCCCGCCTTTCGCTGAGGCTCTAGTAAGAGCTAATTTGCCGGAAATGTGTTCGCCTCTTTCACAGGAGAAAATCGCATGAATCTTCACTGCGTGCCTATTTCAACGTACTGCCAGAACACTGGCGAATCTATCGAAGCCATTAACAAACGGATACAAAGGAAGATCTGGAGGGAGGGCGTACACGTATTAAAAGTGGACGGCGTCCGTGAACGCTGGATTGATCTTGATGAGGTGAACAGATGGGCAAGAAACAGCAGGGATCCGCTTTACCGCGCGGAATAACCGTGCGGCAACACAAAACCGGAGACACACTTCAGCTGACATTCACTTATAAAGGGGTTCTGTGCCGTGAGCCCCTTTCAGGAATGGAAGTTAACCCACGCAATATAAAATACGCTGAGAGGTACCTGGGGGAAATACAAAACCGGATTGCTAAGGGGGAATTTCACTACCTGAGTTATTTCCCCCGCTCCAAAAAAGCGGCTCTTTTCGGTCATGAAAAAAAGAAAAAAACGGTAAAGGACTATCTTGAAGAGTATCTGGTGATCTGCGAAAACCGGAACCTCTCACCCTCCACCATTGACGGTTATCGCAAATGCCTCCGCGCGCTCAGTGAGCTACACAAAATCTGTGTAACCGACCTGACGCCATCAGCACTGAAACACTGGGTGGCCAGCAGAAAAACCAAACTGAAGACCATCCGTAACCGGCTGTCATTTTTGCGCAGCGCCATCGATGAAGCCGTTACAGATGGCCTTATACCGGACAACCCCGTTGCCCATATCAGCGCATCGCGCTATTTCTCGGTAGAGTCCGGCAATACTGAAGAGTATGAGGTAGACCCTTTCACGCCAGACGAGATACGGATCATCTATCTGAACTGCAAATACCTTCAGTGGAAAACCACGTTTCAGTTTGCATTCAATACCGGCGTCCGGCCATCAGAACTGTGCGCGCTGAAATGGGCAGACATCGACTTTCAAAAACGTACTGCTTTTGTTCAGAACGCCATTGTTGAAGGCATTTTCAAAGGTACTAAAACCAAATCAGGCACCCGCAAAATTGAGCTTAATGACGAGGCAATCCAGGCACTGAACGAACAGAAGCAATTCACGCTGATGAAGAGTGAATTTGTATTTGAGGATCCGAGCAATGGCCAGCCTTGGTCTGGCTCCGGCGACATTCGACAGAAAGCGTGGCGCCACATCATGAGGGCATCAAAAATCAGGTACCGCAACCCCTACCAGACGAGGCACACGTTCGCGACGATGCATATAAGCGCGGGCGTTAATCTGTTCTGGCTGTGTAAGCAGATGGGCCATAAGGGACCGGATATGCTGTTCAGGAACTACGGCTCTTACCTGGCAGACTATGACGGGAACCTTTCGCGGCCCGGACTGAAGTCAGGCAGCGAATAAACGGTTATGGAAAAGAAAATGCACGTAGAATGCACGTGGGAAAATGGGAAATGAAAAATGCTATTTATTACAATATATTGCGGCGGTTTATTCGCGGGTTCGAATCCCCCTCTCACCGCCATCTTCAAAGAAGAGCCTGAACTCACGTTCAGGCTTTTTTTTACATATTCTCCGCCGAGGGGGATGAGAAGCCCCGACCGGGGTTCGACAAAACGGCCCGCCGTTTTGCATGGCCGTCAGGCCACCCGAAGGGCGAGCGCAGCGAGTGAATCCCCCTCTCACCGCCACATTCAAAGAAGAGCCTGAACTCACGTTCAGGCTTTTTTTTTACATATTCTCCGCCGAGGGGGATGAGAAGCCCCGACCGGGGTTCGGCGTCTAGATACCTTGATGCTTAGAGGTAAAGAGTTCAGGGCCGTTATCGCGAAGGAGTTGCAGCATCCGCATCACCGGTGGGCTCGGTGTGATTTCACCTCGCTCCCATTTCGATACGCTATCGACCGTCATGCCAAATGAGAGCGCCACAAGCGATTGCGACATTCCCCAACGCATGCGCACGTCTTTGATTTCAGTTGCTGTCATGGGCTTTACTGATGCAATACGGGCACGGAGTTCACGATTTTTTGCGCGCTTTGCTATGGACTCCACTTCTTCATCTGTTGCCAGTCCTAACGCGTGAAACGCTTTCGCATCTTCAAGTAGTTCACTCAATTCGGCGGGTTCAGTTTTCAT